TTGAGTATTGGTGGGGGTGTGGGTTAAATCACTTAAATATGTGGAACTTAAATGAAGCATATCCCCACCAGCACTTAACTTTTAATTAAAAACAACACCAATCAAGGTGTTGCCAACCGCTAAGGTTTATTTAAATTTAAATTCAAATGTTTTTGTGACCGCAAATCCCTACGGAGTGGATCAACCACTACTCTTATTATTATATACTTCTGTTATTATAATTGCAAGTTATCCCCAACTTATACACATTTTAATTTACTTTTTTTATCTATTAGGTATATAATACACACATGAACAATACAGATACAGCAGAAGTATATTTTGTAACAAAGTGTGTTTCTGCTGTATTGTTCAAATCAGGCATTAAGACTTCCTTTTATTAGGAGGTCTTTTTGTTTGTATGTCTGTGGGGAGTTCAAATTAGAAATGCAGACAATAAACTATAATTTCTAAACCTGTCGCCTGTATCTCGGCGTTGGAAGAGATACCTTTATACCGACAAAGTTTGTCAGATATTGATTCACTTGGCACTTTACCTTTAAACCTGTTATTTACTTAACGGGGATAAAGGGGAAGTACCTGAGAATCTTTACCCGACAAACATAGGTTTAGATATAAATAACAATAACTATGAATTTATTACCTAATATAGATATCAATGGAAACTTAGAAGATGTTAAGGAAGTTAAAAAGGAAACAAACGTTAGAAAGAAAAGAATAAGAAAATCAAGAAATAGATCTGAAAATAAAGTTGAAGTTTTAGGATATTTTGAGGAATGTTCTAAATGTAATAAATTGATGGAGAGGAGAAAACATAAAACAATTACAGATAAGCAAACTAATAAAGTTTATTACTATTCAGAGTGGGATCTTTGTAAGAGTTGTGGACATTTACAGCATTATGAGAAATTCAAGGTCCTGAATCCAGATGTTGAAGAGTTAAATCAAAAGACTGAGTTCATAAGAAATATCTAATATGGAAATTAACATAGAACAATACAAAAAGGATTTATTTGAATCAAAGGTTTGCTCGTCTTGTGGTAAGAGATGTCAGAGTAAGAGAGGTTGTCTACTAACACAGATACTCAAGGAGATTAATGAAGAAAGACTAGAACCTCTAAAGAAGGGAGAGAAAAGGTACAAGCCGATGACGTACGTTGCACTCTATATGAAAACTAAGAATGTTCCTGAACATGAATTAATGGCGAGGCTATCTATGTCTAAGGAAGATAAGATCAGGTACGGATCATTCGGTAGAACTTTCTTTAGTCCTAAATTCTTTGATCGGTTTAAATAGAACAAGCTGTGGATAACTATTTACTTTTGACTTCATATTTGTTATTATAATAATAAGTTAATAATAACAAGCAATAATAAAAACATGGAAACATTTCAAAAAACATTAAGGGAGCAGTTCGCAGAAATAAATGAAGGATATATAAACTGTACTTGCGATGATCTAAGTTGTGATCATAAGAGAGGTTTAGAAGGAGAGGTTGCAGGACACATAGAAGATTGTAGTTGCGACCACTGTAACAGATATTACTCAGGAGATTCACATTCAGAGATACAAGCAGACAGTGATGCGGACAACGAAGCGTGGAGAGAGTAGTTGCGGTCAGTTAGGGAGTTCTGAGGAGCTTCCAATACTGCCCACAAGGCAGAATTTACAAGCAATTAACAAATAAACATTATGCAAATTAAAATAATCGTTTCGCATGAAGATAGTGAGTTAATTTCAAGAAAGTATGACCTAACAGAAATAACCGTATCTCAGATGAAAGAAAATGTTGAGAAGATTATCGAAGATGGTCATGAGTCACTGAACGACAGAGCTAGTAGATGGGCAGAACCAAATGTAGTAGAAAATTAATAAATTTAAAATTAAAATTATGGAAAAAGATAGAACAACAAAAGAAGAGAGATTAGGAAGAGCAAAGAAGAAAGAAGTAGTGACAGATGTGATGAAAGATAAATACATAGTAATATCAGTTCTAATCGTAGCTCTTGTTTTAGGAACATTGACACTTATAAACAGTAATCAAAACAGGGCGGAAGAAATTAGACAAACTATTGAGAAGGAGCAGATGATAAGACATGATGTAGTTAAGGTAGCATATTATCAATGTTTAGCAGATGCGTGGACAGATTACTCAGCAAACTGGGATCAGCAGTGTGGAGTGGACGGAAAAGTTGATAGCTGTACCCTATCAGGTTTATCTCTAGAAAGAGTTGAGTCTGGGTATGAAAAGGCACAAGATACATGTCTAGATATCTACAACATAGAGTTAATGAGTCAGTAATCATGGAAACAAAAGATAGATTCCAATTCAATCCAAATAATCATGCGTATACTCTAGATGGAAAACGTCTGACAGGAGTTACAACCATTATAGGAGTTCTAGACAAACCTGCCCTGATTGGTTGGGCAAGTAATATGGCTGTTGATTCAGTTATAAAGGGTGCGTCTTATAAAAGAAAGGAAAACATCTACGAAGTAACAAAAGATGTGCTGGAAGATTCAAGGAAAGCTTGGTGTAGAAAAAGAGACAGTGCTGGTGACATTGGTACAGAGGTTCACAATATGATTGAACTATATGCCAAAGCCAAGATACTCGGAAATAAGTTTGAGGCAACCCACAAAGATGAGCAGGTCCAGAAGATGTATGAAAAGTTCGTAGAGTGGGCAGAAGAAAATAGCGTGAAATTCCTGCTATCAGAACAGAAATTGTATTCAGAAAAACACTGGTATGCAGGAACAGTAGATCTTGTTATCGAGATTAAGGGTAAGAAGTACATTGCGGATATTAAAACGGCAAAGGATATATACAACACAAATTATATTCAGATGGCTGGCTACGATATCTGTCTAGAAGAACTAGGCAAGTTAAAAGACTGTGAGGGGTATTGTGTCATCAATATTCCAAAACAGTTAGGAAAAGATGGTGAGGTGAAGCTAAAGGAGAAAAGGATTAGTAACACAGGAGATTTTAAAGAAGCTTTCCTCCACTGTCTAGCGATTTATAGGTTCATTAATAAAATAAAATAATAACAAAAAGATGAAAACAACAAAACAATTACTAAAGGAAATAGAAGATAGGAGTATATGGATGTTGGTGTGGGCAATAGCTTGGAGACTGTGGATAATTCTGTTCATTGTTGGTTTACTTTCAGCTCTGTAATTGTTATAATAATAAGGTATTAATAATTACAAGCAACATGAGAATACCAAAATTAAAAGACAAAGTTAGATCAGTATTAAGAAGACATCCTGAGACTAGAAATTCAGACGTGGCACTAACTATAAAACTATGGGAGGAGTTATATCCAAACAAGTTAAAGTATAGAGAGGCAGACCAAAGAAACTATGTCGCACTGGAGGATATGTTTATCTTACCAAGAGAGGATCAAGTATCCAGAGCAAGAAGAAAGATACAGAGTCCAAAACAGGTCGGAGGAGAAGAACTCTACCCACCAACAAGTATGGAGGTTGCAAAGGCAAGGTGTATGAACATGGATAAATGGAGAAAGGAGATGTTGAAAACTAATAAACTGTAATACTATGTCCGAGATGACATTAAACTAATTAATAATAATTAATAATAATAAATTATGGCTTTAATCGAAAAAAAGAGAGGCAACTATCTATCAATCATTGATGGAACACTACGAAGACAAGTGCCTGAAGGAACTGAGAAAGCAATTAAAAGAGAATACGAGAGATCAGATAAGACTAAGGGAGAGAAATGGGAGTTAGAATATAGGTCTCTAGTAGGAAAAATCGTGGCAATTGACTTTCATGACAGTGACTTTGGTAAACAAGTTGCGGTTGAGGTGATGGACGAGGGAAAGAAGTACACACTACAAATGCCCTATAAATCACGATATGCTTTGGATTTCATGAAGAAAGTACCAAACATTAAATTAGCAGACCCTGTGGAGTTGAGTCCGTATGACTTTGAGGATGATAACGGAAAAACCCGCAAAGGTATTAGTATCAAACAGGGAGAAGTAAAGATTGGTAACTACTTCTTTAACGAGAAGGATAAGAGAGAGAACCTGCATGATTTCCCACAAGCACCAAAGGATTATCAAGATATGGATAGCGATGATTGGGCAGTACACTTCACAAATGTAGCTAAGTTCTTAATGGAACATATTCAGAAGGAGCAAAAGTATGCCAGAGAGGACGAACCGACATCAGACAAGGTAGAATATCCAACTGACGAAATTAATCCAGAAGATATTCCTTTCTAGAGAATATAACTACTCATTAAGAGTAGTTCCCTGCTTAGAGATTTCGCCCACAATAGAACTTTATTGCTTGTAAACTCTATTATTTCTCTAAGTACGGAACTGTTCTTAATATGAAATTAAAAAACCCATTCAAAGACGTAGTAAGAAATCTGTATCTATACCAGTATAATTGTCAGGATTGTGGTAGATCAGATAGGGGGTTGGAACTTCATCACATAATCGGCAGGAAATCCAACTCTAAACTTAATGCAATAGTTTTATGTTTAGACTGTCATAAGAAGTGTGGACATTCTAGAGAAGAAGAAAAGAAGTACGCACAAATTACTATTCGCTTTCATTTAAGGGAGAAGAATAAATTAGAAAAAGAGGATATTGAGTTTTATCAGGATAATATGTTATTATATCAGGTATGAAAGATGAAATAATAAGAGGCTTAAAAAAAGACGGCAAATTTATAATAGATGGAGTAGGAGTATTTGAATTATTGCCACGAAGACAAGGAAAAACATTTTGTGGTTTTAGGAATATGGAAGGAACGCCAAGATTTTCAAAAAGAGTTCGTTTTACTAGCTCACTTAAATTTAGAAACGAAATATGCAAATAGATTTAATAAAAGAGAACGACCAAAACCCTCGTTTGATTAAAGAGGACGCTTTCAATAAATTAGTTGAGTCTATTAAAGAAGATCCCCAAATGCTAGAAGCTCGACCTCTTGTTATAGATGAGAACAATGTAGTGCTTGGTGGGAATATGCGCCTAAAAGCCCTGAAGCACCTAGAGTATAAAGATGTACCTGTTTATAAGGTTGAGGGCTGGACCGAAGAACAAAAACGCAGATTTATAATCAAAGACAATCTATCAGGAGGACAATGGGATTACGATATACTTACATCTGAATATGACGCAGAAGAACTATCAGATTGGGGTATGGAAAACTTAGATAAATATTTGATTGAAGATTCAGAGGAATTAATTGCCGAACCAACAGACAAACCTTTAACTATACAAATCTCTTTTAAAGATAGAGATGAATTGTATGAAGCTAAAGTAGAGATTGAGGGTATTTTAGGTAAATATAATGCCAATCTCTCTGTTTCTGGTGGAGAACTATGATTTTATATCCAGCAACAAAAAAAGCAGTTCATTATGCAGTTAGAAACTATCATTATAGTCAAAAAGCCTCTGCAAGATGTTTTGATGTTGCTTTTTCCGTTTTTAATGACAAAAAAGAGTTCTGTGGAGTAATCTGTTATGGGAGAGGTGCAAATCCAAAGATTGCTTCACCTTATGGATTAAAACAAGGAGAGGTTTTGGAGTTACTAAGAGTTGCACTTAATGGAAAACAAGAAAGCACTTCTAAAGCAATATCCATTTCGATTAAACTTTTGAAAAAGGCGAGTCCACTAACAAAAATATTAGTTTCCTATGCAGATAAGGGCCAGAACCATATAGGTATAATATATCAGGCAACTAATTGGATTTTTGAGACAGAATCAGAAAGTTCTGGATATGAGTACTATAAAGATGGAAAATGGTGGCACTCAAAATCACTTGCAAGATTTGATAGGGCGAAAATGGAAAAGAGAAAAATGTCTGGAAAATATAAGTATATATATCCCTTATCAAAAGATATGTTATTATTATGTAAGGAGAGGGGAAAACCTTATCCAAAAGCGAATATAGTGTAATTGGTTATCACGCTCTGCTTCCAGTAGAGAGAAAGAGGTTCAAATCCTACTTATTCGCACAATGGCTGATAAAACAGATAAAAAACAGAATAAAGACCACCTATTCAAAAAAGGGCAATCTGGTAATCCTAACGGAAGACCTCTTGGGGCTAAGAATTTTACTACTCTCTTTAAAGAAGCTGTGAAAAAGATTGCAGAAGACACAGGTATTGCTCCAGATGAAATTGAAAAGGACTTAATTATTAAAGGGATTACTGAAGCTAAAAAAGGGAAGTACCAGTATCATAAAGATATATTTGACCGAGTATATGGGAAACCCCAAGAAAAGGTTGATATTACGACAAAAGGGGAACAGGTTACTGCAATTAATTATATAATTCCAGATGGAAATAAACCTTAAACCAACACCTAAACAACATGAAGCCTACGAGGCTCTGAAAGATAAGGGGAGTCGCTTTGTTGTCTTTGGTGGTGCTGCTGGAGGTGGTAAATCGTGGTTAGCTTGTGAGTGGATACTAACTATGTGTGTGGCTTATCCCAACACACGTTGGTTTATCGCCAGAAACGAACTAACCAGACTAATGGCTTCAACATATGTAACCTTTGGGAAGGTGGCTAAGTGGCATAATGTTGGTGGCTGGGCTTTAAATGGTGGTTATCACTATATTGAATTTAAGAATGGATCTAGGATTGACCTTATTGATGTTAGAAAAAACCCATCTGATCCCATGTTTGAGAGGTATGGTTCTACTGAATACACTGGTGGAGTACTGGAGGAGGCAGGAGAGATTGATTTCGGTGCTTTTGATGTTCTTAAATCTCGTGTTGGTAGACACATGAACAAGGACTACAATATTGACCCCAAGATTCTTATTACATGTAATCCCAAAAAGAACTGGTTATATAATTATGTATACAAACCATTTACCGAGGGCAAACTAGAAAAGGAGTTCAGATTTATTCAGAGTTTCTATAAAGATAATCCATACACGGCTGATACATACGAACAGCAGTTGAAATCTATTAAGGATAAGACTATGAAGGAAAGGCTTTTGTATGGTAACTGGGAATATGAGAATAACCCACTAGCATTGATTGAGTATGACGCAATTACAGATATGTTTACTAATACTGTTGATGAATTTGAGGACAAGTTTATGTCTATTGATGTTGCTCGTTATGGAAGTGATAAGACTGTCTTGATGGTTTGGCAAGGCTTTAGATGTAAAAAGATAGAGTCTTACACAAAGACAGGGCTAGATGTTTTGGCAGAAGAAATTAAAAGAATAGCTAAGGAAGAGAGAATACCCTTCAGCAAGATAGTTATTGATGAAGATGGTGTAGGAGGTGGTCTTGTGGATATGCTAAGGGGGTGTAGAGGATTTATGGCAAACAGGACTCCGTTTAATAACAAGCTAACAGGTAAGCCAGACAACTTTCAGAACCTGAAGACTCAGTGTACTTTCCTATTAGCCGACTTCATTAATGACCATAAGATTGCGATAGATTGTGAAGATGAGGATATAAAAAACAACCTAATATCAGAACTAGAAGTTATTCGGCAAAAAGAAGGGGTTTATGATAGTAAACTCCAGATAGAAAGCAAAGATAAAATAAAGGAGATACTGGGTCACTCTCCTGACTTCTCTGATGCACTGATGATGAGAATGTTCTTTGAATTACAAAGACCTTTAAAACAAATTGCTGCGGTAGATCCTATTAATACTATGTTAGGGAGGTCTTATCTGAAGGCTAAAAACCCTAATACTGGAGGAGCAGATAACAATGATGATTATTTATAAACCTATATGGTATAATATATAGCATATGAAAGACGAATTTAATATCTTCTCGCAAGTTCAGCTCGAATTAGACGATTTCTTTAAAGAAAAAATCAGGATTGGAGGTGCTTCTACTGATGATAAGAAGGGTTATACATTCTCACAGCCAGATACTTTGAATACTATTGTGTATGTTGGTGGTTCTAAGTTTGAAAAGGGTGAAAAGGAAGGAAAAGTTTACCTTAATAGTTCTGTGTTCCGAGCTGATACTGCCTCAAAGCAGATTGATATTGATTTCTCAAACATCAAGTTCCTACCTAGTGAACTAAATGACAAGAATATTGCAGTCCTTAAGAGGAGAGAGTTTAAAAGATGGGCTAAAGATACAGGATTTAGTGTAGATCTTAATGATATGGTTGAGAAATTCCCATTCTGGGGACACTTGGTTGCTAGAGATACTGCTGATGGGTATGAATTAGTGCCTATTACAAAGATTCGATGCCAACAAGATGCCAAGAGCCTAAATACAGCCTCATATGTGATTATTGAACATGAGATGTTTGCATGGGAAGCACAAGCAATGCCTAACTGGGATCTATCAGGTATTGAATATAAGTGGGACGATAAAATTACTGTATTAGAACGACACGCCAGAGTGCCTCTAAATTGGTTTAATAAGGTGAAAGGTATAGATGGTGAAGGTGATGACACTAAATCAATTGATACTGTTTCATATATCGTACAGGATAAGAAAGATAAGAAAAAAGATGGAGGATTGCTATTTATTGAGGAAAATAAGAGAGATTTTAAAGAAGCTAAGTGGAAGGATGTTGAAGGTCGATGGTTAGGTATGGGAGAGATTGAGAATAACTTCAATAACCAGAAGGCACGAAATGCCGTGTTTAACCTACGATTAAGAGGTGCAGTGTGGGCTTCAAAGAATTTATTCCAGTCAGTAGATGAGACAACAGCTAAGAATCTTGTTACCGAAGTTCAAGATGGTGATGTTATTACCATTACAGATCAAGGAATTACACCTATCAACACTCAGACTAAATCACTAGCTGACTTTAATGCTCTAGATGAGGTTATTGAAGGAAATAGTGACCAGAAATCATTTACATACGAGGTAGCAACAGGAGAGCAATTAAACTCTGGAACACCATTCAGATTAGGGGCTATTCTATCAAACTCAGTAAATAATCACTTCGGAATGAAAAGAGAGAAGCTTTCTCTATTCCTAAAAGATGTTTTGTATGAATATGTACTACCTGATTTTAATAAGGACATGAAGAAGAAGCACTTACTGACTATGGCAAGTGGAGAGGAAGGATATAATGACCTATTTGAGATATACAGAGGGCTAAAGATTACAGAATGGACACATAAGTTCGTAATGACTAATGGTCGAGTGCCTAATGAGATAGAACAAGAGAGATTTGAGGCTGGTTTGGGAGAAGACTTTGAGATTGACATCGAAGAAGGAGCGTACGAAATACAAGACGCTATTGATATTGTGATTACAGGAGAGGCTGTGAATGTTGAGGCTAAAATGGAAACATTATCTAACCTGTATCAGCTTATGTTACAAAACCAAGATCCACGAGCTGACTCTGTACTAGAAAAGATTCTCGTAATCCAAGATGAGCAATTACCGAAAGGACAACAAGGAGTAGCACCGAGTACACCAATTCAACAAATATCTAACCTAGCACAACAAGACAATGAAGGAACAATATAAAGAAAACATTGAGAAGATTAAGGACTCTAACCTTAGAGAGGTTGTTTTAGATGCACTAGATGACGCTAAAAATGTCATTGCAGATGCTAGAAATGGAGAATGGACAACGGAAACACGAAAGTGTGCAATTGCCACCATTGATTCTGTACTGTATAATAAAATTAAGGTTACAGAAGATTCTAAATCAACTGTTGAACCAGAAGAATGGTTATAAGATTATAAATGTCGCTCACAGGTAAGCATGTTCCTGTTAACCGCTTGGTAGTAAGCATATCCTACTAAAATAAATTATGAATGATGAAAACAATGAAGAAATTATTGATAACGAAGTTATCGACAATGAAGCAGATGTTATTCAGGACAATGATGACGATACTAGCTCTGATGATTCAGATACAGAAGCTGAACTGAAGAAAAAGGACGAAATTATTAGTCAGCTCACAGCAAGAGCAAAAAAGGCTGAAGCTCTAAATAAAACTAGAGTTAAATCGGAGGAATTACCAAAAACAAATGATGATAAGGAGGATTTATCTAAAACTGTTGGCGAATTAAAACACGCAGAAGAAAAACGACAGTTTGGTTATGAGAATAACCTTACCCCTGACGAAGTAGATTACATTTTTAAGGTTAATAACAACCCTACTCGTGAATTACTAGAAGACCCGTTTATACGAGGCGGTCTGGATGCAATCAGAACTCAAAAGAGGATTCAAGATAATACACCTTCTAACTCATCTCGTTCACCTAAATTCCAAGTTCCTAATAAGAAAGATATGACTCCTTCCGAGAAGCAAGAGGCATTCGAGAAGTTCAGAGATGGAAAGCTTAAGAAGAACTAGGATAGTTGAGCGTAATTAGAAACAAATTATGGCTTTTTCAGATCCTACAGCTGCATATACTGCCGCAGATTTGGCTTCAATGATCCCAGAAGTATGGACACCGATCGTTAACGAAGCTAACTTCCCTAAAGCAGTCGCAGCAAACTTCTTCACTGACCTATCAGCTTTCGCAGCAGATGGTGGTGATAGATTCCACGTACCAGACATTTATACTAACGTGTTCACTGCTTCAACACAGTCAACACAAGGTAATGCAGTAGTAGACCAGTCACCTGCATCAGTTGACGTATATCTAGATGTTGATATTCACAAGTATGTTGCTTGGATTATCGGTAAAAAAGATATGAAACAATTGGCAACAAAGTATGTTCTTAACGAGAAGTATGCTCGTGAAGCTAAGAACGTATTGACAGTAGCTCTTGAGGATTCAATCTTCGGACTATGGTCATCTCTATCAACAAACGTTGTAGGAGATACAGCAACAGTGGTTACAGATAATGAAATCGTTTCTTCAATCGAAGCTCTAGATTCTCTAGACTACGATATGGAAATGACAGCATTCTTCTTCCACCCATTCGTATTCTGGAGACAAGTTTCAACTATCTCTAAGTACTACACATGGAACACATCTCAGCTTCCAATTATCCGAGACGGAAACTTCGGACCAATGGATAAGAGTCGTGGTCTAAGAGGACAGATTTATGGACAACCTATCTATGTTTCAACAAGGGTTGTATCAGGTCTATCAACTTATCGTAACTTGTTTGCACACTCATCAGCACTAGGATTCGCTATTCAAGACGGAATCGGAGTTGATGCACAATACCTATTGCAAAACTTAGGAACTCTAACAGTCGCAGATATTATCTATGGTGTTGCAGTTCTTCGAGAAGAAGCAGCAGTATTGCTTAACGCAAACGAAACAGCTATAACTTCATAATCTGAAGATAAACAATAGCCAGTTGGGGAAAACTCTCTTAATTGAGGGTTTTTTCTTTTAAAGAATGGTGTTATAATAATACCTATGACAACAGACCAAAATATTCCTGCTGAAGAGCAAGGAAAGAGTAAACCTCAAAAGACTTGGTTTTTCCAGAGGGGTGATGGAAATATATTTGCTTGTGGTGAGACAGAAGCTTGGAACTTACTAAATAATCAGAGTAATTGGGCAAGAAGAGACTTTGTTATGCTAGGTATGTCAGATGGTGAGCTATATTTTGAGATGCTAAAGAGCAGTAGGACTAAAGTATCTGAACTATTAGAAGAAAAAGGAACTCTAACAGTTGATAGAGATAAGTACCTAGCAACAGAGGACAGGCTACGCTTTAAAGAACTCAAGGATGAGAATGATGAGATGGTTATTAAGGTTGTAGGAATCCTCAAGGATCTAAACAAAAAGATTGGTGAGATAGATGAAAAATTAAAGACATTTAATCAGGATTCCATTAATGAAGCCTTTAATGCTGAACTTGAAAAAGCTAGGGGTAATATGATTAAGCCAGATAACCAAGATATTGTTACTCCAACCCAGAAGGATAGGGAGAAGATACTTAATAATATAAATATCTAATATGAAAAAGTTTAAAGATTTAAAACCAGAACATAGAAAGGTGATTGTTGATATTCAGAAATCAATCCCTAAAGAGTGGACTGATGCTGTAACCCTAGAAGAAGATCTTGCTCCAGTCTCTAAAGAGATAATGGAAAGGGCTTTGGAAGACCCAGAGGTTGATGAGAAGACAAAGAAGGAGTTTAGATTGGCACTTGATAGTGGTTTCTTTGATAAGAAACTAGAGAAAGAAGACAGTCTTGTAACAGAATTGATTGAAGCTTATATTGAAAAGGAGATACTAAAGGCAATAATTAAGAAGGCTTTACCGCCTTTGAAAAAGAAGCAGGACTTTACTAAGGTTTATAAAAGATTTAACGATTTAAAAACAAAATATGACAACAGAAAAACAAGCTAAAAGTGAATTAAAGAGTTTGTGTGAGAAAGAGATTAATAAGTCTAAGATTATGATTGCTTTCTATACTGATAGAGCCAGCAAAATGGATGATGAGAAAGATAAGGAAGAAAAGGCAAAGAATCTAATGAAAGCAAAGCAGTTACAGGAGAACCAAGACTTTAATCAGGAACTCTATGACTTCATCGGGGAATAACATAGTCGGCTATGGAATTTGTGGTCCAAATGAGAAGTATCTTGATAAAACTCTTAAGTGCTTTGATTCTCTTTGCGATACTGTCGTTCTGCTTACTAATAATACCGATCCTGATAGCGTACGAAAGATTAGAGAGATGGGATTTGAAGTTAGAGAAGACAACAGAGAGTGGGGGCTGAACCAGAACAAGATTAAAGAAGATTTTGTGTCTACTTTAGGAGAATATAATCCTGATTGGCTTGTTTGCTTGGATATGGATGAGGTGTTACACGTGGAACGAGAAGAATTGGAACAAATGATGACCAAATGTAACTCTATGAGTGTCTACATTGTTAATTTGTGGGAGAAGGGGTGGAAAAGGAGGTGGAGCTTCTGGAATGTGAGGGTCTGGAAGTGGAATGGGGTGACTAAGTTCGCTAATAGACCACTACATTGTGGATTAGCCCCTGAATGGGCGTACCACTACGCTTCTGCTGTACCAATACCTTTAATTCACAGGGGTCTGAAAGATAGAGAAGCACGCCAGAGAAAGATAGCACGCTATAAAAAATACGATCCAACCGCAAAGTATAGAGATAAGAGCTATTATGACGCTCTAGCAGATGATACTTACGAAGAATATGACCTAGAAAAGATACAGGAATCACTAGATGAGGAGATCAGGGAAGTAGTAATGAAACAACCACGAGATATAAGGGATAAGAAGTTCTATATAGTTGAAAGTCCTGATGGTAGACAAATGGACATACCAGAGGCAAGCCTAGAGGAGACTCTAAAGAGAGGATTTAAGTTGATAAATGAGATATGAGAATAGTTTATATAGGAAATTTTGATTATATGTGGGACGAGGAGCATGTTGCTAGATGTTTTGAGAAATTAGGACACGAGGTAATGAGAGTTCCTGAGAAAAAACCCATGAGGGTTATAGTACCTGCTATACTAGAATTTAAACCTGATTTTGTATTGTGGGCTAAATTGAGAGTTGGTAGACCAAGTGAGATAATCAGAATTTGTAAAGAGAACAATATAAAAACAGTCTGCTGGATATGGGATTTGTATTTTGGTTATCAGAGAGAACATCAGATTAAGAACAATAATATGTTCAAGGCTGATCTGGTTTTTACCTCTGATGATGGGCATGAAGAAGACTGGAAGGAACATGGAATTGCACATAAGTGTATTAGACAGGGAATCTACGATGAAGAAGCTGTCTTACTACCCACAGAAGAAAAAGAACATGATGTTGTCTTTGTTGGATCTGAAAATCCCTTGAATGAAGACAGAACAAAACTCTTTAAAGACTTTGATTTTAAGTGGTTTGGAAAGAAAGATACTAATGAAGTTAGAGGAATGAGACTGAATGAATTATATACTAAGACAAAGATAGTAATTGGAGATTCGGTGTATTCTCCGCACTATTGGAGTAATAGGGTTGTTGAAACGCTTGGTCGGGGTGGTTTTTTGATTCATCAGGAAGTAGAGGGGCTTAAAGAAGCCTATCCTCACCTTGTTACGTACAAGAGGGGAGATTATAAAGACTTAAAAGAAAAAATAGCGTATTATTTAGGTAATGATAAGGAGCGAGAAGAGATTATAAAAAAGAATTATGAGTGGGTGCTAGACAATCACTTGTGTTCACTTAAATGTAAAGAATTATGCAAAAACCTGTAAACAAAGAAGAGTTTTGGAGAGAAAGATTAAACAATTCAGCTAAACTAGAGCATTCTGTATATATTACAAGTGAGAAGGACTGGAATTTCATTAATAAAACCCATCTAGAGTTGTTAATGCCATATCAGTACAAGAAAGTTCTAGATGCTGGTTGTGGTTATGGTAGATGGTCTGAACTCTTTTCTGATTACACTGGAACAGACTTCTCATCAGACTTTATTAATAAAGCTATCGAGTTACACCCAGACAAAAAGTTCGTTAAGGCAAACATGAAAAAATTGCCATTTAAAGATGATGAGTTTGATTTGTCATTCTGTGTATCTATTAAAGATATGATAGTAGACAATCTTGGAGAAGTAGAGTGGGCTAAGATGTTTGAAGAACTGAAGCGAGTATCAAAAAAAGTCATGATATTGGAGTACACTAACCCAGATGAATATGAAGTTCATATTAAATAAAAAAGACTATCTTGAGTACAGAAAGGGCATGAATAATACTGTGGAGATTTTAGATATCGCAGTTTATTCTGAAAGAAATAAAGGTACAGGAACTAATCTATTAAAGATGTTGGAGAATGAGGGTCTTGGACACA